GTAACATAAGCGTCTCTGTCAGTTCTTATAGAGAATTTTGGCATAGAAGCTTCGTCTATCATGTGGACTGTTTTAACTGGTCTTAAGGCGGCCAAAATTTGCTCGCGTTCTGATGTTAATCTTTGTATAGTTGCTTTTACTTGGTCAAGTTCATTGTCTGCTGCAACTCTTCTTCTATAATAAACGTTTGACTCGCGCCAATTAGATTCAACTACTCTAACCCACCCAAGAGCTTTTGTTGCAGCATCTAATGCTGCATATTGTCGTTCATCTAAATGAATTTTGGGTGTATTTGTTGCTCGCAAATTTAAGTCATCGCTTGGTTGTCTTCTTCTATAAATAGTAGTTTGGCCCCATTGAGGACCTTCGGTGCCAGATGCAACCCAATTTTGTTTTTCTTGTTGAGGCAACGCGTCATATTCATCTTGCCTAATTCTAGCATTTGGGTCTCTTGCAATTTCTTGCATTCTTCTAGTGGTGGCTTCAGCTCTTTCTCTGGCTGCTGATTGCCTTGTAGACACAATTTGATTACCTATTGCAGCATTTGGATGTTTAATGTGAAAACATTCTTCAGAATAATGAGCTTGTTCTTCTGATGGTAATCTCATATACTCTCGTTGTTCAACTTGGTTGGGGAGTTCTGCCCAACCTCTTAGTCCGCCCTTCATTGAACGTTTTTTATGTTTTCTAGTTTTTCTTCCACCTTTCATTTTTCTTTTTCTTTTTCCTCCGTGACCAAGGCTACCAAATGAATTTGCGTCATTAGGCTGTCCAGGAACCGCGTTGTCCATTGATGATGACAAAGAATTATCTCCGACTGAATCAAAAGAATCTGAAGCGGCATCATCAAATTGTTGTGTTAAGTTTAATCCTTGGAAACCGGATGCATCTGAATCTCTGTCTGTAATCCCAGAATCAGGATTCCCAAGCTCGCTTAAATGCATTGAACCAGGTGTATCAACATCAATAAAGTTGGGTGATCCTTGTTGTTGAATTGGAGAACCAGGAGGAGTTAACATTCCAACACCTCCTTTTTTATTCGTCTTTCTATTCTTTTTAGTATTTCTTCTACGCATCTTCAGAGTTTTTCTGCTTCTTGCCATATAAAATAATATGATATAATTAAATTATCATATTATTGATTGTATAAGTGGGTTTTGGTTAATTTAAAGACCACCAGGGAAGCCCACAAGATTGGCACCAATGCCAAAGCCGGCGCCGGAGCGAGTGGTCACACCAATGCTAGGGACATATGTGTCCAAAATGCTAAATGTGGCAGCAGCGGTTAAGGCAAGTAAAACGATTTCCTCAATATTCAATGAACGTTTAGGAATGGCGTATGCAGCAATGGCAACCATTAAACCCTCCACTAAATACTTAATGACTCTCTTGACAAGCTCAGCAATATCAAACATCTATATTAATAAATAAGAAAAAAATATATTGTGCGATAAAAAACTTAAAATAAAAACTACTAAATAATAAAATGGTTGGTCATTCAAAGGAAAAAAAGCCAGAAAGTTCAAAGGAAACTCGCGGATTTGAGAGAAAGATGACAGAGTCCGGTTCAGTTAATCCTAAATATGTTGATGTTTTGGATGAGGACAAGCAAATTGCCGGACAAAAATTTGTTTGCATTTCTTTTATTTCCCCTGAAAAAATTGTTAAATTGAAAGAGTTGTTCTTTTTTGAGGAATTCCTAAAGAAGTGGGAATTTTCCAAGAGTATGGAAAAGTTTATACAGTTTCTTAACTTTGTCAGTTACAAATACAAGTTGTCATTTGACGAGATTCAAAAGGATTATAAGGAGTTCTTAAACGAGGAGCAAGATTTACTTGTAAAGGGTAACATGGAGGATGATTACAAGACCTTCTTGGACCAGAATGAGGAGGAGCTTGAGAATGCTTTTAATGTGAAGCACAACTTCCAAACTTCCACTCGTGGAATTAAGATTCGCGGAGCTTACCCCACTATGGAGGAGGCTGAGTTGCGATGCAAGATGTTGAGAGAAGTTGACCCTAATCACGACGTGTTTGTTGGCCCTGTGGGTATGTGGATGCCATGGGACCCCGAGGCCTACAAGACTGGGCGCGTGGAATACATGGAGGAAGAGCTCAATCAATTGATGCAAGAGAAGACTAAAAATGAGAATTTTGCCAAGTCAGCTTTTGAGCAAAGAGTCAAGGAAACTAAGAAGAAGGCTATTGAGGAAAATATTAAGACTGCCGAGAAGACGGGTGCTACGTTAACTCAGAATATTGACGAGGATGGCAATTTGATTGGTGTGTCTGGAATTAACACGCAAGAGAGAAGTTTGAAGGACCAGGATTCAATTTCTGCTGCTGATATTCGCGCCGAGTTGTTTGATGGTGAAAATATTGTTGTTGGCAAGACTGACAATGGTCAAAGCGAGCTTTTAAGCGGCCCTTTTTCCATCAAGGCAAAGGAGGATTAAAAACTAGAAAGAATAGAATAAGAAGTAAAATATAAAATATATTATCTATATATTTTATATAAATGGCAAAAAAAACGTCAGCAAAAAAGCGTTCAACAAAAAGAAAAAACGGGTCTAAACGTTCTAGAAAGACGGGTGGAAATCCAGAATTAATAAAAAAAAACGTTGATAATGTAGAGCAACAAATACAGTATGTTAAAGAAAATGCTGAAGAGTTTTCAAAAATAGGAGTTAATCCAGAAGAGTTTGAAGCGATGATGCAAGATGTTTTAAACTACATAAAAAAAAACAATGGTGAAATTCCACCAGAAATGCGACAATTTGGTTTAGGGTCAGTTGATATACTTAAACAACAATTGGTTCAAATAGAAGACGCTATTCAACATGGTGGATTTTCCTTTTAAAACCTTCGCACTTTTTAAGTGCGTGGTAACAGTTGCCTTTGTCACTGATAAAAGCCGACACAGTCGGCGATTTAGGTGTGCAAAGGCGTAAAACGCTTGTTTTACCACTTGGTCTTTTTGACGCTAATTTTTGGGCCCTGACCACGTTTTTTGGTGTTATTTGGGTCGTATTTCTCGTCTTCCTCATCTGAGTTGATGTCTTTACTTAGGTCCCAGAATTCTTTTGACCCCAGTTTGAAATCATTATGTGAGTCTGCTTTATACCAGAAGACTTGTTCATGCAGTCTATTAGATTTTGCGTTGTTATTTATTACTAAGCACTCATAATTTTCAGTGCACTGGTCCATAACCTGACAAAAAGACTCAAAAGTTGGAAACATTCCTGCATAATTCTCATAGATGCGCTTTCTATTTGCAATGTATGGTTCTCTCAAAATAAAAACATAATCTATGTTGGTTCTCAGTGTCGGTGGAATACCGAGCGGATATTGCATTGTGATGATAAGCATAATTTTCCAATGTCTCATTGGATACCATTCTCCGTTAGGCATTTTCTCCTAGCATCACAGAATCTACGCTTTTTAAATGGGCGCAGCACCCTCTCGGGTGGGATTAGACTATATTTTAAGCTATCATAAACGATGATTAGTCGTTTCAAGCCCACGAGCATTTAGTCGTTGAACTGCCATCATATCCTTATCATAACAGACTTAGATGACTAGCTGCGGGTTATCTCTATTTTATGCCTTTTTACTATACCTTATGTGATTAGCATAAGCCATTATAATATTTCTACTATAATTTAGTAGCATAAACTTAACAAGACGTCTCCGCAATTTGGACGTGTCGCAAATGTGTTATTTCCCTAAACACATTCACTAGCTATTCTTTTGGAATAACTACGGCAAACATTCACCGTTCATGAAAAGTAATCGCATCATTTTATCGCGAGTCCATGTGCCGTCATAAAGACAATCATCAAGAATCACAAAAGCGCGCGGGTCAATTGTGCTGCGTTTGAAAGTCTCCATCTCCTTTTTAATCTGCTTTAAAACCGATTTTTGCCTCTTTAAAATATTCTCAACGATTGCAGTATTGTATTCATTGTGAATAAACAACTTTGGCACCATTTTTCCATAGAAACCGTTGCCTTCTTCTGTGCCGGCCACAACGACACCAATTGGAATATCTTGATGATAATATAATAAATCTCTTACAAGGAAAGACTTGCCAGTGTCACGACGTCCAATTAAAACTACGACTGGACCTTTAGATTCATTTGGCTTGAAACTAATTGTTTTCATATCAAATTTCTTGAGTTCTAAAGTCATGATATTCTTGTTACTGTTACTTTAGAAAATTCATTCAAAGTAGAATACGCATATAAGTTATTTAATTTGCAACTTGTATTTGTTTAGCCAAAATTACTAAAGATTTATAAATAAGTTAAAAATAAATATTATTAATATATTATTTAGCTAATGGATAACGATGCTCTTAAAATCAACTACGTGAAGAGAAAGAACACTGAGTTGTTTAAATTATTCAGAAAAGAAAATTTGACTTTTCTCTCTGAAGTTCAAAATTATGCTCCAATTTACAATAGATTTTTTCTATTAAATGAAACAAATTTCAATTCTGTTAACTTGAATCATGAATGGTTTTTGACGGATATAAAAAATACTGTCTCCGACAACAAGAATTTATATAACTGCGCTATTCAAAATTTGCAAACAAATAAAACCCAAAAGGCGCAATTATTCTTTAAAATGGCACCATTATTGGACCCTTTTAAATTCTTGATTGGAAAATACAACATCAATGACCAATCTTTATTTAATTTACCCAAACTGACAACAAATGGAGATATTGGTGCAGTACATCCAAAATTATTAGATTATAACAATTCAGCCTACGTTGACGGATTTTTTTCATTTCTCTCAAGCACATTAATTCATAAATACAATTTTGTCAACGGTGTTGATTATTACGGTTCTTTTCTCGGAGTTAAAAAAGATTTTAAATTGAACATTATTGACGATTTGGATTATCTTTGTAAGTCTGATTTCTTTAACAAGAATAAAAACGTAGCATTTCAGGTTGACGATTACAGTTTTTTATATGACGATGAAGAAAACACAAAAAAATTAGTTCCAATTAAAATAGACCATAATATAAGCAATAAATCAACATTGTCTATTAAATCCATTGATAATGCTTTATTTGAAGATATATTTACAGAAGAACATTTAACGTTGGAGGATTTAAAAGAAAATTCAATTGAATTGGTTGACCTTATGAGCAATGAAAGTTTCTCTCTTGCAGAAGCAAAATCAACCACAATTAAATCCAGTTCAACTTGTTCATCAAGAACTTCGCACACATCTGATAATGGTGGACCCGATGAATCGTGCAACAATTGTGATGAAAATAATAACAATGACTCTGAAAATACTGCAAGTATGAGTGAAAGTGGAAGTGAAAGTGGAAGTGGAAGTGAAAGCGGAAGCGACGAATTTTGCGAAGAAGAACGCATTGAAGCAACCATACCTAGTTTCCCTGTGCAAGTTATTTGCATGGAAAATTGCGACACCACGTTTGACGAACTTATAATTAACAATGATTTGACTCAAGAAGAGTGGTTTTCGGCTTTAATGCAAGTTATTATGATTTTAAACACCTATCAAAAAGCGTTTTCATTTACTCACAATGATTTACACACAAATAACATCATGTATAATGAAACCGATGAGAAATATATTTATTATTGCTATAGAAAGACGTATTACAAGGTTCCCACTTTTGGACGCATATTTAAAATCATTGACTTTGGTAGAGCCATTTACAAGTTTGATGGAAAATTGTTTTGCAGTGATAGTTTTCAACCTGGAGCGGATGCAGCAACACAATATAACACTGAACCTTATTTTAATGAAAAGAAACCTCGTTTAGAACCCAATTATAGTTTTGATTTATGTCGCTTAGCGTGTTCTATTTTTGATTATATTATTGAGGATTTAGACATTTTGGATGACTATGACAATTGTGACCCCATTGTTAAGTTGATTTTTGATTGGTGTTTAGACGACAGTGGCATCAATATACTTTATAAAAACAATGGTGTTGAGAGATATCCCGATTTTAAATTATATAAAATGATTGCAAGATGCGTGCATAATCATACACCACAAGCACAGCTTGAACGTCATGAATTTAAACAGTTTGTTGTAACTAAAAATAAGGTACCAACTGATAAAATAGTTATAAATATAGACAATATTCCTTCTTTTTCATCTGAAAATGTTTAGAATGCAACCTTTCAATTAAAATTAATATTGCATTATTATATATGTCAACGCTTGCAATACTTGTTAGAGCGCATGGAGATATTTATATAAACATTAATCCAGATATCGGAATTACAGTGCAGGAACTTTTTGAACAAGGAGGGCCACCAGAAAACAGGCACACTGATTTAATAAATTTTAGAGCTCCGCCATATAATATACCAAATTTAGCAGTGGTTTCATTAGCTAAGTTAGGAGGTGTTTGTTACGGCAACTCTGATATAGAACGATTTGTATCAGGCGTAAATCAATACTATCAACAAAACCCAACAGATACTAATTCTAAAGTTAATGAAGTATTTGGAAACCAACCACCAACCGCTTTAAGACAACATGTTAATCAATTATTTGGCATAAGCTATGCACCTGAAATAACTAATATGTCCACTGGATGGATGCTTAATAA